CATCGGGCTACCCCACACTTCCCCACGTTCTCACATCAATTTCCGCGTTGTCCTTTGCGAGGATGACCTCAAGCATAGGATGATCCATGCGGCTCGCTGTGTTACGTGGAAGCGTGCGGAAGTAGTCCGAAAGCGAAGTGATGCAGTGGCCGTCGACACCGTAGCGGTCGCAGAACCACGCCTCGAACTTGTGTGCGCAAATGCTTCCCCCCTGTTTCGCAGTGTACATCTTGTGGCGCCGCAGTTGGTCGCGAGACAAAGCCTGCTTGGCCGCAGACGACAGCAGTTCACCCTCCACGAAGTTGCTGTCGGTACACACGTCCAGGAAGTCCTCCATGATCGCTGCGTTGTTAAACTGGCATCGCACGCCAGCAACCACTGCAGCCCGCCAGCGTCCGATCCGCCGTTTGCCGGGTCGCTTTGTTGTCCAGAACAACCGCTGGAACAAGCGCCCAGGCACCGGCATGAACCTGTAGCTGCCGTCCGTGTTGACGCGGCCGAAACAGCCACTCACGAAACTGACCTGCTCAGGGTCCTCGAACTTGGCCGCCTCGGGTTGGATCCCGAGGTCCTTCTCAAAGTTGATGAACTTGTCCACGTTGAAGTCCCGACCCGTGCGAACTAGGAGATCATCGCCCATGGCAATTATGCTCCCATTTTGCTCGGCGTCGATCATGGTCTCGAGTGCCAACATCAGGTTAGTGATGGAGTTACCCAGCGACGTGTCGTTGTGCCCGCTCTTAGTGGTGCCTTGCGCGGTGTAGCGTATCCGAGTCTTGCCACTCCTCATGCTTCCCCGCACATTGGCACTCCTCTTGGCGAACTCAGCCAACTCAGGGTCCACCCCCCAGTAGAAGGACAGGCGCTGCTTAATGTGCTTGTCGTTCATGGTGGCGTCCCAGTTCTTGCCGTCTCGTTCGTAGAAGCGGCCGTTGGCGAACCGATCCATGGCGTCGTTCATCCACGTGCTGTACATGCCGGGCGTGTAGCCGCTGGCGAACACCACGCTGATCTCGAGGCCAAATTGTCGCTTGATGATGCTCTCAACTGCCCCTCCGGTGCAGAACACTTCGCACACGGCCTTCTGCAGGACGTAGAACTTCCAGGCGAGGTGATCTTGGCTAACCAGGTTCTTGTACATCTGGATCGCCCTCGCTTTGGACAGGGGCTTATGACCCCCTTCGAACTTCACAAACACCTTGACGCATTCGGGAAGTGGGATTTTGCCTTGTTCGTACTCCTGTTCGATGGCCTTCCTCTTCGCTTCTGGCCAGCGAAGGAGATGCAACTCCTTGGAATACTGGTCCAGTTTCTCCATGTACAGAGCACGCACCGCAGGGATACATGCTTGGAGCACTCCGTTGGTCTTTCTCAATGTTCGGCGCATTTTGGGTTGGCATTTTAGGTGACGGTTACACAAGGCGTTGTGGGCATTGCACACGCAGGTGCGCGCAACCCAACACCCCACGCTCGCCGGTCCTAGCAGCATCGCCCCAAGCTGACCCTTCTTGTCGCAACCGTTATACCCAGTGAGTAGCACCTTGTGCTTGGGATCGATCAAACTCGTGTCTCCTAGACCCAGACAAACTGTGCAGGTCAAGTAGGTTCCAAGATCTTTCCCAGGAGTTATCTCACTAAAGTCTTCGGCACGACAGGGCCCCTTCCACCTCAGTTGC